GATTAATTCTGCTTTTGTGGCTTTGTTGTTGTTTGTTTTATTATCTTTAAAGTTCAAACTGATTTATGACTATAACAAGAATTGATTCAGCCACCATCTTAATTGATGGTGTAATATTTTCGAAAACTGATTCCGGTCAGTATTTCACAGACTCAGCAGAAGCTACAGAAATCCATAAACAACTAATCGATAACTACGTAAGAGAAGCTAAAGAAGATGCTATGGGATTCTACCAAGAATCACTTTGCGGAATAATTATTTGCATTAATTAATACATGTTTGGACCAATCATAGATATTAACTCCGATGGAACTGCTATACTTGACAAGAGATACGTCAAGTTAGTTCCTGAGCTATACGAAGTATACAAAGATAAAAACCTCGGAAGTAAAATGATATTGTATATCGTTAGCGTCTATGATGATAAAACTCCATACAGACATTTACCATACGAGATACGAAGAGAAGATGTTAGCAGAAAACTATTCGGTAAGAAATTTAATTCACGATGTAAGCATCCATTGGTGCTAAAAGCTATTGAAGTATATAAGTTCATACAGTACGATCCCTTGAAGGAAGAGTACAACAGTATTGTTAATAAACATAAAGAGAAATTAGAAATCTACGATGCAATGCGCGTTACAGAAGCTAACTTCGATAGATTCAATAAGAATGAGGCGCTTATGGCCAAGTCTTCCGAGAGTCTTGAAAAGCTAAAAGAACGTATCAATGCAGAAGAAGAAGAGAATAAAATAATGGGTCAGGATTCTGGTAACTTGTCTTTCATAGAAGAGAGACTTGCGATATTAAGAAAACAACAAAAGACTTAAAATATTATGTATAGTTAAATTCAAGAAGAGGGGTGGCTTTATAGCTGCCCTTTTTTTTTACTAACTTTAAATTATGATATCAGCAAAGTTATATTCACCAGTACTATATGATGTAAGTGAAAGTCCTTCAAACTTTCTCAAAGGAACATCAGCGTATCATAGATATTGGACAGTGCAAGAGAAACGCTGTAAAGAAGGATTCACTCCTAAAGGTGGTTCATACATACCAGGCAATTACTATTTCTATTTAAACTTCTGTAAGATTAGATTGTTTGATAAGGTATCTAATCGTAAGATGGTTGCTCCACCGTTGTATCGTGACCAAGACCATGAATACTTTACAGAGGTTAATAATGCTAAGAAAGAAGGATATGGTGTTATTGTTCTAAAGGCAAGACGTAAGGGATTCTCTTACATGAACGCGAACATCCTATTACATGAATGGACCTTCTATGAAGGTTCGGAGACAGGTATGGGTGCGCAGAAGGAACACTATGTATCGGATTTCTATAAAAAGCTACTGCTTACATACAATAATATTCCACCACAGTTTAGAAATAATTATCTGTTACAGAACAGTTCGTTATTCCAAGGTGGATACAAGGAAAAGGAAAATGGTATTTGGATTGAACGTGGTACCGGTTCATTAATGTACTATCGTCTAATCGAAAAGCCTGATACATTTCGTGGTACTACATTAACGTGGTGGGTAGTAGATGAAGCTGGTGAAGTGATCAACTTGAAGAAAGTTTATTTTGCTAATGAAGAATGTTTTCGAGAAGGAGCGCATCAGTTTGGTGTTCCAATCATTGGTGGTACTTCAAATAAGATGTCGCATGATTCAGAAGATTTCTCTGACATGTGGTATAATGCAGAACAATACAATCTTAAAAGATTCTTTGTGCCGGCAAGTAAAGTTTACTATCCATTCTTTAATGAAAACACAGGTGTATCAGATACCAAAGGAGCAGCTAAGGATATTATTAAAAGACTTAATGATAAGAAAGGAGATAGAGAAGCATACTACGCTTTCAAGCAAGAGATGCCACTTACACCAGAGGACGCTTTAGTTGTTCATGGTAGTACTCCATTTGATTTAGATAAGATTAATAATCGTATAGCAGAACTTAATACTAATAAGAAAGAACAGATTGCACAGAAAGGTAGACTTGTATGGTCTGCTGATAAAGATGGTAATAGAATATTCGGAAAGACTGTTGAGTTTGTTCGCGATGGTATGGGGCCATTTACATTAGTGGAACGTCCATTGGAAGGATTACAAAATGCTCATGTGGCCGCAGTCGATCCCTATCATATATCAGATGATTTAGAAGAGGATGGACCTACATCAAAGAAAAATTCAAAAGGTTGTATGTACGTTTATCGTAGATTCATTGGAATAAATACTCCTGGTGAAATGCCGGTAATGGAATATTACGATAGACCATACAGTAAAGAGGATTTCTATGAGAACTGTCTAAAGGTTTGTGTATACTACAATACTCAAGTACTTTGTGAGTATAACGATGATGGATTCTTTAAATACTTTCAGACGCATAAAATGACTAAGTATCTAAAAATGCGTCCACGTTCTGCAGATTCAGTTTATAACACTGCAACAAATAAATATGGTATTCATATGAAAGAAGCTCAAAAAAGAATCTTAACAGATTTAGTCGATGAGTATATCAAGAATCACCATACAGATATTTACATATTAGGACTTCTAAAAGAGATGGCTGTATTCGGTAAAAAGAATACGGATAGGGTTATGGCATTCGGCATGGCATTGATATTCGACATGGATAACAATTACAAAATAAGGAATGAAGATGAGGACAAAGACCTAAAGAATGACCTTCCAAGATTTGAGTTTAAGGGTGGTACTTTAGTGTCTATAAATCCTGGTCTTGATAATACAGATAACGATCTACGTAGTTTATATGATTAAAATTTCATATTTTTGATGTATTATACCATATTTATATGAAGCTACGTAAACAATTAATCCCAGATTCAGAAAAGAATGAAGAATGGGTAAAAGGTTCAATCAAAGACATAGTAGGTTACTACAATGGTTATGACAGCTTTAATAATGTACGACGAAAGGATTACGATAACTATGCTCTTATAGATGGTAATTTCAACGAGAAGGAATATGAGTATGTAACTAAGATGTATGGATTAACATCTCCAGCAAGATTAGTTAACTATGGTATTATACTTCCTAAGATAAATCTTGTAGTTGGTGAATTATTAGCACAAGGTTTACAATTCTCTGCAAACGTTATTAATCGTGATGGTATCAGACGTAAAAACGAAGCTAAGGTCGCAATAGCTGCTGAACTTCTAATGCGTCCTATTCGTAGAGAGATGGAGAAAGCTCTTGGTACAGAACTTGAGGATGAAGAATTAGCTGAATCAGTTCCAGACGATATTAAGAAATTTGCAGAAACTCCATTCAGAGACCACATGGAGAACTATGTGGTTGTTGGTCTTAAAGATTTAATCCAAAGACAACAGTTAAAGCACTTGTTCAAAAGGGGTATGTATGACCTTTGTGCTACTTATAAAGAATTTTATCATATTGGTATTCGTAATCATATGCCTCATGCAGAGAGGATAGATCCTCGTATCATGATATATGATATCGATAATGACAAAGAAGATATAGAGAAAGGTAAATTTGCTGGTACTGATAATTGGTATTCAATGCATGAGATACTTGATATGTTTCCTGATTTGAGTACTGAAAAAGTTATCGAGTTAGAAGCAATGGAAGGTCAAGACACTTCTTACTTCAATGACTTAGATGCTAATAACGATTGGTACAATTTCGACGAAGGTAAAGGATTAAGAATTAGAGTAATTAAATTACAATGGCGTTCTTTAAGAAAGATACGTGTTAAACTATCTGATAATCCTTATGACCCAGAGACTCCTTATATCAAGTACTTAAAGGACGATTATAAGAAGAAGAAGAATGATATCATTGAGGAACGTGTTATTGATGATTTATGGGAAGGAGCATTAATAGGGCATGATTTGGTTCATGGCGGTAGACGTTCTCCAAACCAAATTCGATACGAAGAGAACTATGCTCAAACTACTTTAGACTATGTAGGAGTTAGACCAAATACATTTACTGGTAGTGCAACTTCATTGGTAGATGCTTTGAAGAATATACAGATGATGTATAACATCACTATGTATAGTATTACGTTAGCTCAAGCGCGTGCAGGTGGTAAAGCGGTTATCTATGATACTTCGCAGAAGCCTAAGAATATGAGTACTGCTGAAATCATGCACCATGCTAAGAACAGTGGTATGATATTTATCAACTCAAAACAAGAGGGAAATCAGATGAACTCGTTCAATCAGTTTGGACAAGTAGATTTCACTATGAGTAATACTGTATCTCAATTAAGAGAGTTACAATTTATGCTTGAGTCATTAGCTGATAAGGTTACAGGTATCTCTGCAGCGAGAGCTGGTTATCAAACTTCAGGAGAACTTGTTGGTGTGAACGAAAGAAACGTTGCACAATCTTCATTGATCACTCTTCCATTATTTGAAGCTCATTATAAAGTTGTAGCTAAAGTATTAAACAGACTTGCGGCCAAGATGAAGTTCTGTTACCCACAGAATAAATGGATAGCAAATCTATTCGGAGATAATGGTATGGAAATCGTTAAGATGGATAAGGCACTTAACTTAGATGAATATTCTATATACTTAGAGAACTCTGGTAGAGATACACAGAAGAAAAATGAAATGATTAGCTTATTACAACAAGCACTTGCATCAAACGATGGTACTATTGACTTAGGTATATTGGCAGATGCTTTAGATGCTGATAGCGCATCAGAAGTTAAGAATACTTTAAAGAATGGTATTAGAACTGCTAAAGAAGTAATGCAAGCGAATGAAGAACAGAAAATGCAACTTCAAGAACAAAGTAATCAACTTGCTGAACAGAAAATGAATCTTGAACTTGAGGTGGCTAAGATAGCTGCACAAGCAGATGTTCAGGTAGCTACAATTAATAAGGAAGCTAAATTACAAGATACAGAAAGAAAATTAGAGCACGATGGTGATAAGATTACTACGTCAAATGAACATGACTTAGATAAGCAGATGTTAGCGGATAGCAATGCGCAAATTGCACAACAGCAACAAGCTAAACAACAACAATCACAATCAAGAGCTCCACAAGAAGCTTAATATAAATTAATAATACAAATTATGGACTCTATTACAGAAAATGAAGAACAAGAGAGCAATGATGCAGTAGCTATTGTTGGAGAGAATGAATCTCAAGAACAAGAAGAGAATAATGATTTCGATTCAAGTTCATTTTTAGATGATGACAGTAATATCTTAGGTGATAGCAATCGCGAGAGAAATACTACAATCGACGACGACGACGATGACGATGATGATGATGATGATGATGATGATAGCTCTGATAGTATTTGGAATATGGATTCCGATGAAAGTTATGAGGAGTTAGAATCAGAAGAAGAAGAATCAGAAGAAGATGACAATTCTGAAGTAACTGAACAAGTACCATACCAGGTGTTAAGTAAGTTCAAGGAAATTGGCATAGATGCAAAGGATGTTGACGAATTAATAGAACGCGTACAAGGCGTTTTACAAGAGCGCGAGATCTATCAAGAAGCTAAATACACAAACAAAAATGTGGATTCTTGGAAAAAAGCTCTAAATTTGGAAGACAAAGAGTTAGTATTTAGAAACTTTGTAGCTGAAGGTGCAACTAAAGAAGAAGCCCAACAGATGACAGATAGTTTAGATTCTAATGAATTATTAAAACAAAAAGGACACGAGATTCGTGTAGCATTAAGAGGTAGTATCTCAAGAGAACAAGAATCTTTAAAGCAATCTGAAATCCAGAAAGTTGCAAAGCAACAAGAAGGAACTGAAAGAGCAAAAAGACAGCTACAAGAACATCTAAATAAAACCGAAACAATGTTTGGGTTCAAGATGGGAAAAGAAGCAAACCTTGATAAGATACGTAAGAACCACTTCAATTACATCCAGTCCGGGAAGTTTTTTGAAGAAGTTACATCGAGTCCCGAATCAATAGCTGAAGCTGCCTGGTTTCAGAAGAACAAAGCGCAAATGATCAAAGCGTTAAAAAGTAAAGGCATTCAAACTGGAAAGAGAGAAGTTCTCGATGACATTAATAACGCTACCCGCGATGATGCATTTAGAATTTCTTCAAGTGATGGAGGTACAGAATTTAATCCAAACTCATTTATGAGCGAATAGTAGTAGCTCATGATTAACGTAAAAGATTAAATAATGAAAATTCATAGTGGTACTTATGGAAAAGACAGCGTAGAATCAAACTCGTTCGTAGCGAACTTGATGAAATACCCTGAGATTTCTAAAATAATGATCAAGCAATTCCCTCAGTATTCGTTAAACTATTTCGTAGATGGTACGGGTAGATATGCGAAAGAGGAAATGATTGGTGAAAATAAATTCCAATGGTCTGTAATGGGTCGTTTGAATCGTCCATCAACTTTAACTGGAACTAACACAGGTGTTGGTGCAGCCGGAGCTACATTTACTGTAGAGATGGAAGAAAATTATATTAACCCTAATGATGTTGTAAGATTCAAGTCTGGTAAATCAGGTGTTGTTTTACAAGAGCCTACAACAACTGCTGGGGGATATACTTTCACAATGCAATTAACTGGTGGTTTAGGTGCTGCTGAAACAGGTCTTGTTGCTACTGATTTAGTCGCTGGTACGACTGTTGGTACAATCGGTTCTGCATTCTCTGAATCTTCTATTAGAGGTTATGAGAATCATGTTTATCCAGACTGGTATGTGAACTACACTGGTATTCACAGAAAGTCTAAGAAATTCTCTGGTTCTGCTTTAACTGATATCCTTTGGATTGAAAATAAAGGTCAGAAACTATGGTATCACACTGATGTGAACATGGTAATGGAAGAGTTCCTTTATCAAAGAGAATTGGATGATTGGTATGGTGAAACTACTGTTGATTCAAACGGTGTTGCAACTATCAATGACCCTAAGACAGGTTTACCTATCTATAAAGGTGATGGTATCTTAAAGCAGATTTCTTCTGCTAATATCGATACTTATGGTGGTGTTCTTACAGAAGCGCAAATTGTTTCTTTCATGACTCAATTGAAATTGAATTGTGGTTACAAGGATAAGCATTGGATGGTTTATACTGGTGCTGCTGGTATGGAAGCATTCCATAAAGCGATGAAAGAACTTATCGTTGTTACTGGAAATTATATCTATGATGCGCAAGCTGGAAAAGATATCCAAATCGGTGGTAACTTCAATTCATATCAGGCGGTTGGTACTAAAATTACTTTAGTTCACAATCCATTGTTTGATGATCCAAACTTACATTCTGATGTAGACCCGGCAACTGGTTACTTGAAAGAGTCATTCAGAATGGTATTTACTGATTTCGGTTCTAACACTAACGGTGTTACGAATATCGAAAGAAAAGTAAAAGGTGCTGGAAATATCAACAGAGGTATGATTATCAAGTACATCGAAGGTATGGTTAATCCTTACGATAACAAGAAGATGATGGCTGCAAATGCAAATGATTCTTTCTCATGTGAGGTTCTTTCTGAAACAACAATCATAGTTAGAAACAACTTGTCTTGTGGACAATTAATCTACGCGTAGTAAATAAATTATTAATAAAACAGTAAAAGAAAATGGAAAGTCAAGTAAAGGACACTGTTTATACTCATGACGAGTTAAAAACGATATCAGAAACTGAAACCGGTTTGGTAGAATTACAGAACATATTAGGTGATAGAGGTGTATCATATCATCATGCAAATAAGGAAGATGCTTTGATAGGTAAGATTTTACAATCTAACCCTGAAGCTAATCCTAATGATGGTGGTAATGGTATTATTCCAGAAGTTGGAAAACAAATGGATTCACCAGTTATTCCTACTGTAAAAACTGTAAATACTATTGACCAAACAGTAAAGTCTGATAGTGGAATAGTAAAATTAGAGTTAATTAATTCTAAGAAGACTGGCTCATTAAGAGTACGCGATTACACTTATAATGGAGACAAGAAAATACTTCGGAAGAGAGATGGTTCTGAGTGGATTTTTATGATTACAAAAAATGTAACATTCGATTTATCTATAGAAGATGATAGAATGTTATATAATCATTTAAAGACACATCCTTATGTGTTAGGTGGTGGTGGTTTAGTACCATCTGTAAAGCTTAGCAATTTAGGTCAGGATTCTCTTGAACAAGTAAACAAGGAAGAATTAGCAATGGATGCTAAAAACATAATCAAAGGTTTGGGTGAAGAGGACTTACGTTCTTTCGCCCGAATCATTGGTGTTGTTGCAGCGCATAAAGTTACTCCACTTGTTGTTAAAGGTAGATGCTATGATGTTTGTAATAGTGATCCTAAGTTTGTTTTACAAATGTGGAATGACCCTCGAAAAGATTTGAGAGCACTCGTATTTGGTGGAATGGATAAAGGATTCATTACTAAGGACAAAAATGTATTTAAGTATGACAACATGACAATCGGAACAACTGAAGATGAAGTTACTCTTTGGTTTGAGAAGAATGCTGATTTCCTTCCTGGACTAAGAAATAAAATTCAATAGATTCTAAATGACGATAGCGGAAATGCATACAAGAATTGATTTGCTAATAGATAAAGCAAATTCAGAATGGTTTACTTCTGACGAAAAAGATGAGTTCCTTAATATGGCAATTCAAGAATACGTTAAGAATAAACATCGTGCATTTGAAACTGACGAAAAAGTTAGAGAAGATTTATTGACCTTAGTTATCTCTCCATATGAGGTTTTTACAACAAACATAATTGACTTGGATGCAATAGGAAATTTCTTATTCGCACTAAGACTTGAAGCAGATATTGATGGTACATGTGGGCCATTAACAGGTGTTCCTGTTCCCCCGAGACAACAAGATGATTTCTCTGAGAGTGAGAGAGATCCTTTTAATAAGTCCTCGGACAAATACCCAGTGTACTTACAAAGTGATTCAGGTGGTGCCAGAACCGTAACGGTTTATTCTGACACAACTCCTTCTGTATTAAGACTAACATATCTTAGACAGCCTGCTACGGTAAGCATAACAGTTCCGACTGATTGTGACTTACCTATACACACGCATGACGAGATATGTAACCTTGCTGTAAGAAAGATGTTTGCGAATATTGAGAGCTTCGAAGACTACCAAGCTCAAATGAATGAAATTAATAATCAAAATTAGAGAAGATGGAAAAAATAGATTTATCAGTTTATACTGGAAATGGTTTAAAGGCAATGATTAAGGATTTAGAAATTCCTAAGATGAGTTCCGCAAGTCGGAGCAAAGCAGAAGAAGTTCTAAGCCAAACAGATTTGTCAGGATTAGATTTAGAAACTTATGAGAAAAAGCAAGTTACTGAAGAAGTTCCAAAGCCAGAGAAGGTAGTAAAGGTTCCTAACTCTTCAAGACGTTCAGCTAATGCTAAGCGTTGGAGAAGATAGGTAAGTAAAATAAATGTTTAATTTAAAAAATATATAATGTCAACAATAGGTAGAGATTATTTCGCATTAATTGCTGAGGGGTTTACTCCAAGCGTTACTGCTGGGTTGTTAAGTATAACTCCCGAATTTGTAGTTCCAACTGATGCTGTAACAGGTGCGATTTTCGTAGCCCCAGCAACCGGTGTGAACTTTAAGTTTACTGCAACGTTCGCTGGAACATATGCAGTAGGTGATCAAATCACTTTAACAGTATCTTCTAATGATAGAAGCGTACAAAAATGGAACAAAGCTTACAAGCACGTAGTTGCTGCTGGTGGAACTTCTGTTACTGCAATCGCTGCAGTATTCGCTTCTAAAATTCAAATAGATGCTACAAGTGGAATGGATCCTGCACCTTATACAGCAATTTCTGCTGCTGGTGTATTAACTGTTACTGCTACTAACAATGATTCTAAGGGATTAGTTGGTACTGGTTACGCAGGTTCTTCTGCAGGTACTTTAGTGGTAGCTGCTGCAACTGGAACAATTTCAGAAGGTGAGCCACAAGATTTAATTGATAGAGGTATTGATGCTTCTCAAATTAACCTTGCATCTTATGATACAGTACGTATCCAATACGCTCCGAAAGTTCCTTTCAGCGATATTGATGCTGCTGTTCCACGCCTTAGAGAAATCTATTGGTATGGTACTCCAGGTGAAGGAGCGGCATTTGCTGCAGTTATCAATGCACTTTAAAAATTAATTTCGTAATTTTAAGGCGTGGCTACATTTAGTCACGCCTTTTTTTTTTACTCAATTTTATGGCAACATTAGATCAGTGGGCTTATAATATCAGGAATATCGGTAGAGCCGGACTTGGTAACTCGGATGATGAAAGACTTGGTATTCGTCAAATCAAATTTTGGATTCAAGGTTATCGTGCAGAGGGAATAGAACAACTTACAGATTATGGTAAAGATATAGATCCTCAGTTGTTAACAGACCTTGGCACATTAGCTTTAACAGAAGTTGATAAATCAGATACAGAATGTCCACCAGGCATTGATTGGGGATGTACTATCAAGAAAGTAGTAATTCCTAAGTTAGTTTCATTACATAAGAACAGAGCTTTAATGTTCGTTGGGAAGATTGACAAACAAACAAGTTTTGTAAAAGATGATGCTAATGTTCATGAGTTTGTTTCAGAAACAAGATTTGGAAAAAAGTTCAATAGATACTTTATAATTGGTCAGAATATCTACATAGAGTTTAACAAGAAAGATGCTAACACTAAA